CGTCATCGAAGCTGCTGCTGCTCACCGCAATCATCATCACGTACTCTGCTCCGCGAGTCTCGTATTTTGAGCGCCTAGAGCGATCCATCAGCAAGAACGGCAACCATGCCACCGTATTTCGCAAATACGTGGCCCAACCTCTAGTGGATTTTAAGACGCTTTATTCAGAGCGCATGTCCACCAAGTTCCGTGCGGCACAGACCCGTATTCGGGACGCCGCACGGTGGCACCGCAACCGTGCCAGAGAGCTATATCGGAGCTTCCAAGCCCTGAACTCGGAAGCCCTACTCCAGGAATTTGACGAATCTCACCAGCGTTATATCCTGGACCGCGCCACGCCTTGGTATCAGGCTCCTTCGTGGACCATGAACGAGCATCTTAATGATGCCGAAGGTGTGAACCCTATCCAGTTGCAGGATGGGTGGTGGATGGCTATACCCATGGGCTTGTTGATCATTGCTGGTCTCGAATGGAAGCATGATGTCTCCTCTGACTTCTTCTTCCGTATCGGGCCGTACGCTCGCGCGTGCTTGGTCAATACGTTCGTCACGAGGTATGGCGGGAGTCGGAAGCTCATTGATGCTTGCCGCTCGGTAAACTGGGTCGCGCTCACGCCGATCCAAGAAGGCACACACCCGCATTGCGACGCCGCTCGGCACCGCCGTGAGGGAATGAACACCATTTCGGAGGTGTTGAAGAAGTGCCGCCTTGGAACTGTGGGCGTCTCAGGATCCCGGCGCGAGCAGAAGCAGGGCTGGGGGATGTTCAAGGCCTACTATCGTATCGCGGACCTTGAGATTGAACCCACTTGGGATAAGGCTCGGGATTGTGAGAGCTACATTGACGTTGACTACTACGTCAGCCGTTACGCCTTGCTGTGGCGTGCGGTCCCAAAGTTCCTATACACCGTCACGCCCGCCACTGTTTCGGGCACGGGGGCCAATTCGATTTGGTATTTGGACAAAGACGGGGTTTATACCGAGCACGTGAATGGCTCGGCACTCTACCGTCACCACGTTTGGAATTTCGCGAAAGACGATTTTGCTTACGAGGGTTATTTGTCCGTCACCAGATACCAGGTGCACACTATCCCTGGGCCGAAAGGCACGAATCGTGCGGTCGTTTGTTTAGTACCTACGACGACCACCTGGCTCCCCGGGTTCATCCTGACCATGTTCGGGGTCAGTTACACCACCCTGGACAGGCTGAGCGTTACGAGCAACAAGAACCACATCATGTACCGGACCTTTTCAGAGAAGGACGTGATGGTGAGCATTCGTGCTCACTCCAATGGTTCGAATTGCGTCACCGTCACGCAAGGCGAATGGGATGGACTCGTTTATCAGTCCCAACAGTTCGGCAATGCCGGCGTTGCAATTTGTGAGAGCATCGTCGGCAAGGGTTTCGCCAAAGCGCAGATTAATCTTCTCGCTTCCGCCTTGACACTGCCGCTCGCTTTATCAAATGTCACTGCGTACACATTCTCACCGCCCGAGGACCCGGGTAAGCCGTACACCACCCTTGCTGCACCTCCACTGGTGCCGCCTGCGGGGGCGCCAACGGTTCACATCGACAACTCGGAGCGCGCAGTGCAGAAGCGAGTCCTCGACAAAGTCAACAAGACAGTGCCGCCCCACGACTACCACGGCTACGCGATGGAATTCAACAAACTCCTCGTCCCGGAAGCGAAATGTACCATGCTAAGCTTCCAGGAGGCAGGGGAACGGTTGAGCAAGACTCCAGCGCGGAAATCGA